CTTTTCGATAACATCACCAGCTTTGGTCTTGATAACAGCATTGGTCTTAGCCTTAAAGACAATATCACCATCTTTGTCTTCATGGAAACCAAGGGCAGGGGCAGAGTTGCGACCATAGCGTTTGCCGTCAAAGTCGGGAGACTTCTTCGCCATCTCCCATTCATTTTCGATACGTTGAATCAGCTTATCAGTGTCTTCTTTAGACAATTTGATACCGCAGACATACTTTCCGGTATCCTCGCCATCAAAGACTTCGGTGTTGCGGAGCTTAGGGTACACTGCTTCACCAGCAGGGGTTGTGATTTGTGCAAAATCATTCTTTGCCATGTTTGTTATTCTCCTTTATTATTCGATAATTTCAAAATTCTTTAAAGCTTTGTCAAGTGCTGCTTTTGAGAGCACAGGTTTAGCGTTATGTTCATGTGCAAGGCGTGCAAGGACAATCTGAGCACCTGTAAGGATAGAAAATGTATCCTCAGGGGAACATACCGCACATTCAGTTTCCACAGTGCGCTTACCTACAATGACCTTTGCGAAGGTCTTATTGCCTTGGCTGTAGATAATAATCTTAAGGTCATGTTCAGGTTTAGGGATAAGTTTGAGTTTATATGCATCAATATTCCATCCATGTCCTTGTTCACAGTGATAAGGAGCTTGTAAAGTATGTCCGTGTACATCATTATCAAATTCTACAGAAATTATGCCGAAATCTCCAACATAGCGTATAGTACCTTTCTGTCCCACAATAGCTTCATTACCATCATGCTCTGCAATGCATTTTACTCTGTCACCAACCTTAAATTTAGGCATCATTTGTTACCTCCTTAACTCTTCTTGTCTTTACAGCAGGTTTAGTACCTTTACCGGTACTACCACTTTCAAGACCTCTTTCAGTCTTAGACAGCTCCTCAGTGGCTTCTTCAATCACCACTTCTTCAATCTTGTGAATCAACAGTTGCGCAATTCTTTGACCAACATCAATAATTTCAAGATGGTCACCTAAATTCTCCACATACAACATGATTTCACCACGATAATCAGAATCAATAATACCGACCTGATTAGCAAGTCTGAGCTTTGTGTCTCTGCCTGTAGAGGAGCGCAAGACAACCTCAGCATAATAGCCACTAGGCAGTTCCATAGCCAAGCCTGTACGGACAATAGCTGCCTTTGAAGTCCAACGCTGTGGTGTCACCGCAATGCGGTTAAGACAAACCAAGTCAAGACCAGCAGCTCCACCTGTCATTGCTTGGGGGAGGGTAGCTTTAGGGTCAAGTTTTTTGAATTTAATGTTTACCAAATTTTAGTCCTCCTTTGGATTGATTGGCATCTTATAGCCAAGTTTCATGAGCCATTCGATATAGCGTTTAGCCTTAGCTACATCCTTTTCCGCAGCTTCCCCTTGCTTCTTTCCAGCTCTCATAGAGTATTTGATGATGTTGCCTTTGAGGAAGCCGATAAATTCAGCAGGAGACAACACAAGCTGCATCAGCTCAATAGGCTCTAACCCTGCCATGGATGCATAGTGCTCATCATAGTATTTTGTGTTGGGAGCAGAAGCATCTTCGATGTGATAGTTACCCTTAGCATCAATAAGTACCTTAGCATCAAAGGGTGTAACTTGGGGGATAGTATTTGCATAGAATGGTTCCATGTCCGCATATGCAACAGAATAAAGTGACCCCCAATCTTCCTTAGCCTCTTTTGTAGCAAGAAGTACACGAGCAGCGTTGAGAGCTGTGCGATAGATGATACCTACACTACCTTTGTAAGCACCATGCGTAATCTTAATAAGTTGCCCACAAAACGCTTCAGATTTTAACATGAATAAACCTCCTTAAAATTTATTGAGAAAAGACAACACACAGAAAGGAAAAATAGAAACGGCGCGATTTAGATTTTGAAAAGCGTGTTGTCTTTTCTTCATGTTTGTGCCCCATTAGCATTTTCTTTAGTTACCTAAAGGAATCTAAAAGCACTATAAAGACAATAGAGACCTTTAAGAACCTAAGGTTATGTTATTAATAACTAATAATAACTTATCTAAGGTAATTAAAGGTCTCTATAGAATCTATAGGAAACTATAGTTATCTATTGTCTTCTTTCATGTTTATGCCCCATTAACAGAATATGTACTTACTGTCCAATACACTGTTCAGGTCTAAATCTCCTTTTTTGGGTGGGGCAGGTAACTCTTTACTTACAAGTGGTTGCAGATATTGTCTAAACTCTTCCAAGACATCATGTTCTGTATACATATCAACAAAGGTCTTACGAACAATGCCATACATCAGCTTAGCTTGCGACATAGGGCAACCATAAGAATCATGCACCATAGTAAAGTGATTGATACCAGCATCCTTAGCTCTGCATACTGTCATTTGCAGGTGACAAGCATCCATAGAGTGAATAAAGTTTGGAGCGATACCATTGGCTTGTTTTGTCTTATCAATCACACCTGTTTGATGGGGGACATATACTCTGAATCTCTTTCCAGCACAACGTAACTTAATCACCTTAGATTCATATTTTAAATAATTTTGTTGCAACAGCAAGCCTAAAGGTGTACACCAAGACACTACATTTGCATTTTTGGTGACAAGTTTGGAAACTTTATGTAACCAATCCATACCCTCAACAGCACGTACAACAGTAGCACCCACAGAGTTCCATATCAGCTCAGCCATATACATAGCACATTGGTAAGCATTGGTCTCTGTAAAACCACAGGCAGTCTTAGCATTTAAAGCAGGCTTAATGGTGTCTTCCATAATCTGTTCAGTGTAACCACGCTTCTTAGCTCCATAGGCAAGGGTCATGGTAGGTCTTTTGGTTACAGTGCGGTTAACACCATAGTTTAACCATATCTGTGCCATAGTCTTTGTACCAAACTTGGTCTTCAGCTTTTCTTCGTCCCATTCGTCAATAGTGCCTGACATAGCATCCTGCTTCAAGACAACATTTACCTTGTCAGCTACCAAACGATAGATGTCATTCGGTTTGTCTTGCGGCACAAGGTTTACCGCAGCACCACCGATGGGGTCTCTAAGGATAGCACTGAAATGTTGCAGACCCGAGCATGTACCATCTTGAGCATAGGGGAGACCTGTTACCCAGCCGACAATAGAGCCATGTTCAGCTATCCATTGCTTAGCTTTCGCCCATTCAAGACACCATGCGAGAAGCTGTACAGGTTTTTTGTCTTTATGCAGCCACCATAAGTTACCCATAGGGTCTTTAGCTACATCGATGATAACTTCTTCATTGTCATACACCCATTGGATGCGGTCATCATAGCTGATTTTGTCTTCACCTGCAAGGTTAGCTCCGGTGATAGCAAGCCATTCAATATCTTTAGGGTCTTGACAAGGGGGTGTGTCCGAAAAGAGAAGCAAACCTTTGCAAATATCGTCACCTTGGGGGCTAAAAGAGGGGATAGGGTAGATGCGCCCTCTAAAATCCATATTCCAAGGAAAATAGATATTTTCATAGACACTAAACTTATCAGCAACTGTAATCATAGCATTTGTACGATTGATAATAGAAATGCGACGTTTTAAGCCTTTCCACCATGCTGCCTTATCTTTTTTATATTTTTTAATCTCTTCTGCTGTTGCCCCTTCAGGTAAGGAGGTAGGCTCAGATTCTTTTAAATCTGTACTCATGATGTGTGACTTTTCTTTGCCACAGGGGATATAGCCACGCTCCTTGCACTGCTTGATAACCTCTAAAACATCTTTATTGATATGCCATGGTGTTGCTTGAATAGCATTGACAGCTTTATAGACATCAGGTGTATCAAGCTGAGCAAGGCGTGCTTTATAGCCTTTACTGAAAGAGTTATGCACCCCTTTAAGACGTAAGAAAGTATAGAAAGCTGCAAGGTCTCCATAGTACCCACCCTCATCATATGCTACCCAAGGTTTTGGAGGGATAATCATCGGATAACACTTATGTGCATAATAAAGCATATTCTCTTCATTACGTTGCCATGCATCCACGAATTGAGGGGTAGGAACAAGATGTGCTTGTGTGTAGCTATCTGAATCAGACATCCAATAGCCTGTTGCTTCTTCTGTCAAAGTCAATAAGGCTACCCCTAAGTTGATAATACCTTCATTGTCTCCTTGTTCCCACGTGGGGCAGGTGTAACCACATTTCTTAATGGCTTGCTTCATGTAGACATAGCGGTAATGGATACCTATACGCTTGTCAATACCTTGCATTGCTTTTTTGTTTTTGTCTTCTTTAGGTAATGTAGTGAGCCAATTTTCAAAACATTTGGCTTGATATTCATACATAAGGCTAAAGCCAACATGCAATCCCACGTTATTCAGAAAAGCTGCCTTTGTATTCAAGCCTGTTGTAAGGGCATTTATAAGGCAGGAGAGTGTTACAGTTGTGCAGGTGTTAGCAATAGCATCCATATCCACATTGCCCTCTGCATCTGTGAACGCAGTCTTCAGGTCATCCAAGATATAGATAAAGTTTGGTTTAACACCAGCTTTTGGTTTCATGTTTTTAGTGAGCCATTGCAGCATGACATCCTTGACAGCGAGTACCTTGTGATTAAAAAACGCTTGTCCAATAGGGAGGGCAGTATCAACCATGCCTTTTTCCTTTGCGATTCTGAGAGCTTCACATGTTGCTTCATAGCCATCTTGTCTAGCAGAAGATTCCAGCATAAGCTGCTCTTCAAACAATTTTTCTTTTGTCATTATAAGTACCTCCTAGTTATAATGGGTCTTCTTCATGTTTGTGCCCCATTGATGTTTGCTTGGGTGTTTGTGTCTTTGGTAACCATTGGCTTGCCTTGCTTGTCTTAAAGCAACCTTGCTTGCCTTGTCAGCTTGGGTTGCCCCGGCATCCCTCGTTTCGTTTCGTTCCGTGCGTTGCACAAGACAAGACGTTTCGTTCCGCTCAGGTGAGCTTCGATAACCACGAACATCGTTTCGTTCCGTTTGGTTGAGGGGTGGAAAAAGGGTGCAAAAAATTAGAGGTACAGTTTTGTCCGTACCTCTGTTCAGTTTTTAGCTAGTCAAGTTTGAATTTTTCCAGCAGTTCCGGCAGCGTCAATCCCAGCTTATTTGCTGCATGTGCTTGTGTGATACGCAATGCCCCGGTAGTTTGCCGTCCGTCATAGTAGATAATATAAGAAAAATGTCCACTAGGGGCACGATGTACGGCAAGCTGCATATGAGCGTCTACAGTGACGAAAAATGTCTTGCCTTGCTTTTTGTGCTCTCCCATTACTCTTGTACCTCCTGTACATCCAATGACACCTCTTGACACGTTGGGCAGTGCTCCAGCCAGTCAAGGTCTACGCCTGAATTAAAGGCGTCGCAGTCATCCTCTAGCCACTTAATGTCCTCGTGTGTCTCAGGTTGCCATGTTGCCAACACGTCCCCGGCAATGTCGGGTGACCAATTGCAGCCGTCCCACGCTCTCAATGTGATAATAAATTGCTTGCCGTTTTTTAAGGTTACATCCATGTGTAACACCTCCTAGGTTGTTATTAAAGCTTTAAAAGCTTTATAAGACATACAAGGCAGGTTATACCTTGTATGTCCTAAAAACTCTTAATTAAAAGGGGATAGGCTCTACTACAAGCAATGCATTGTTTATAGCATCTAAATAACCTTCCATGTACTTTATATCCATTAAAAGGGCATCTGCTGCTTCATTTTTTTTTTTACATTTTTCTGCATATACTTCTTGTTGTAAAGTCTTGTCATATTAGATAAATGTTTCTGTGTACGCTCCCTCTCTGCTTGCAGTTGCTGTAGAATATCCATTACTTAAGCACCTCCCACGCATCCAGCGTTGCATCCCAATCAATGGACAAAAACAAGACAAAAAGCAAGGCTGCTATGCATCTTGCTACCTCTTTTAGTACCTGATTGGTATGTTTAGATACCAAAAGGCACTCAATTAAATAAACTAAACACTTTTTCACTTTTCTTTTGTACCTCCTAGGTTATTATTAAAGCGGTTAAAAGCTTTATAAGACACCAGCCGAAACTTGACGGCTGATGTCCTAAAAACTCTTAAAAGGTTATACTTTCCGTATTTGCATTACTGCATCAGGGTTCCACTTTTTCAGTGTCTGCAATGCCTTTTGTGCTTGCTGGCGTTCTGCCCATACACTTGCAAATAATAAGCGGTTAACTGTAACGCCATCAGGTAAACTAATAGGGTGGAAACGTCCACTAGGGCATTTTAAATAGATAGCATACATAAATAATCCCTCCATATATTGATTTAAGAGTGAATAAGCTCTTAATGAGTGCCACCAGCGGGGGCAGCTAGTAGCACCGATAAAAGTTTATTTGATGTATTTATGGGTAGTAATACCACAGCCTGCTGTACCTGCATATAGGGTACAAGTGGTATTTACCGCACGTACCATATCACACAGTTGCTGCACAGCCAGCTGAAAATAATCGTCAATGTAAAATGTCCATATAGGGTCGGAGCTGGCGTTATATTTATGGTGGGGCAGTCTGTAAGTCACCCCTTTTTCATTATCTACATGGGCATTGATAGGGCATAAGCTGCCATCCTCCTCCATAACACAGATAGCAAAGTTATTTTTCCGTACCTGCATAATATAGCAACGGCTGCAAGTACGCAGCAATTCAACGGGGCGCAAGCTGGTATATTTACCTGCCTGCAAGTCCTGCAAGCTGATTTTTACTTGCTTGTTTGTTCTCATAATCTTGTTACCTCCTAGATTATTATTATTATTAAAGCTGTAAAAGCTTTATGAGACACCCGCCGGAGCGGATGCCCGAAAAGCTCTTAAAGTTCTACAATATCCTTTACAAGTTCCATCCACAGTTCCTGCAGCTTGTCAAGGGGTGCGGTTGCAGCACCGTTATACAGTGTCTTTGCTTTACGTTCATAACTTTTAGTAAATGCAAGTGGTAATGACTTGTTACCAAACGGGGCATATCCGGTTACAATGCAGATACTAGGTGTAATTTCGTATACATCTGCAGCCCATCCCTCTACCCGTTCGGTATGTCCTACCTTGCGTGCATCTTTAAGGGTGTATTGCAAGTCACAATAACCACAGTAGGCAATAGTTCCATAACCCTCTTTTACTTGCTTTTGTGTTATACGTGGGTTGATACTCATAATCTTGTTACCTCCTATAATTTTTAAAGCTTTAAAGCTTTATGAGACACCCACCGCCGGAGGTAGTGGATGCCCGAAAAGCTCTAAAAGGTTTTTGTAAGCAGGTTTATAAAAGCGTCAAGTGCTTTATTTTCCTGCTTATTTTTGGGGGCGTTGTACCCTATCTGTACCACATTTTTATTAATCTCTATTGCCTGATACTTTATGTGGTGTTCTTGCAGATACCACTTTAAAATATCTGCCTGCACATACGGAAAAGAGATGTACCAGCGTTGCTCTTGTACGGGTTGCAGTTCAGCACCTATCAGGGTAATTTGTTCTAATAGCTGGAGCTGGTCTTCTGTAAGTTTGTTAGGTACTACAAACTTTTCAATCAGTAAAGCTTCTAACCAATCAGGCATTATCTTCACCTCCTATAAGTTCTGCCAGCTCATAGCAGCCTAATTGCGCTGCAATGTCTGCAAGGTGGTCGGTGTATCTGCCATCCTGCACAGCGGTGCGGATGTCCCACAGAATCATAGTAGCGGTGGTGGTGTTGTCTACTTCACCACCCATGCGGTTAGTTGCCACGTCGCAAGCTTCACAGCTCAGGTGTACCATGAGTAACACCGCCAACATAAGACAAACATTTTTCATAATAATTTACCTCCTAGGCTATTAAGTTTTAAGAGTTTAATAAGCTCTTAATGAGTACCCCCGGCAGTGTCGAGAGTACCGATAAAAGTTTATTTGTCCCATGCTTGCAAGTATCTTTTTTGCTCATATACTTGTTGTGTGCTGTAGTCAAGAGATATGCACCGGATAAAATCTGTATTGTAATAACTTACAATTACAACATCAGTTGCAGCACCCTTTGCATACGTAAACAACATATAGCCTGTATAGCCTGTATTTTTCTTAATGGTGCCTAGCTTTAACTCAGGGTTTATAATGCGTTTTTTAGTTCTCATTGCTTTGCACACTCCTCTGCGAATACTTCTTCATAAGCTGCAGCATATGCCGCTAATTGACATTGGTGTACATACACCATAGAATTTTTAGGGTCTTTTTTCAGCAGGTCTTTCAGCATATCATTGACACAGTGAGCAGCAAAGCGGATAGCATCTAAACTATACTGGGCATAACGTTTTACTTGTGTTGCATCAGCGGTGATTATTTGTTGTCTTCTCATTTGTTTTACCTCCATCTTGTAGTGTGATGTCACTACATACTAGTTAAAAAAAAATATAGTTATCTCAGGTACTCAGGTTTTCCCCTTGGTTATATAATATCATATTGCACACTACATGTCAATACATTTCATAACAAAAAGAAAAATTTTTATAAGAATGTAGCATAATGTAGTGGGATGTAGTATAATGAAGAAAAGGAGGAATTTTTCTATGTTTGAAGAAAAGCAAAAAGATGTATTTATTCAGGTGAGAGTACCAAAAGAGTTGAGGACGCAATTTCAGACATTATGCAAAAGTAAAGCTATTAATAGCAGTGAGCTACTCAGGCAACTAATAACTCAATGGATACATGAGCAGCAAGACACTACAATCATGCATAAACGCAGCAGCGATATATAATAGCAGCTGGTGACTGTATAATGGTAGTAACAATAGTAACCAATGGTGACAATAGTATCTATAGTAATATAACCAATAGCAGCTCATGGATATAATGGATGTAGTAGGGTAGTAGTTATAGCAGATACCTAGGGCATATATACAGATACATTTTATGCCTAATTTTTGCCTAAACTATACTATACGTTCACTATAATGTACATATGTTCGCAATATCCCCCTAAAAACTAGGTAATAATACCTAGGCAACTTGCCTAAAACCTTGCATAAGCAGGGTAAATTTAACATAAGATATATTATCGGACGTAACTTGACACCTTGGGAACGTCAATGCTGTGTATGCTATTCAAATGTAGTATATACTATTTTGATAGCAGACCCGAAGACCCCGGGGTACGGGGGGAAACCAATCAATCTCTATATTATATATACCCTTTCACAATTTTTGGCAATTTTTGAAGTTAGGAGGTAGTATAATGCCATCTAAACCCACTCGTAGAAGACCTAAAGGAGAGGGGTCTATAATAACCCTCCCTAGTGGTAAAGTGCGTATCAGGGTAGAATTAGACCCTGTGGATGGCAAAAGGCGATGGCTATCAGCCACAGCAGACACAAAAAAGGAAGCTGTGGAGAAGCTGAAGAAGCTTCAGAGAGACAAAGAGGATAAAGGTCTGCAAGTAAAAGCAGAGGAAGACACAATAAAGTATCAAGGTGAGGTGTACCTTAAGCACCTAGAAGCTCAGCGGATGTCAGGGTCTGTAATAATCACCACAAGACGTGTACTTAAGCTCCTAGACAACACAGCTAATGGCTTAGCGTTATCTAAGGTTACCACGCATACTATAGATACCATGCTCTTAGAGTGGCATCAAAAGAACTATTCAACTAATACCTATCTTAATTATATAGGACGCTTAAGGCTCTTTTTCAGATGGTGTGTAGAACAAGACCTTATTGGAAAGTCACCTGTGACCTCAATGCAGAAGACACCAAAGAGTGATAAACCTAAGCATGAGGTGATTGTCTTATCACAAGAGGAGCATGAGCGAATCAAGGCTTTCCTCCTGCCACTATGGGAGCACAAGGAGAAACCTATGCTGAAGTATCAGTTCTATGCTCTGTATTGTCTTGCCTATGAAACAGGCATGAGAGAAGGGGAGCTGTTAGCTCTTACGTGGGATTGTCTTGATGATGCTGCTAATACAATATCTGTAAAAAGAACCTTAGCTAAGGATAAGAATAACAAGACAATAGTCACATACCCTAAGACACAAGCCGGGTATCGCACAATCAAAATATCTGAGAAGACAACACAGCTTCTTATGTCTTTAAAACCCCTTAGCTTTGACAAGTCACCATATATCTTCTATAATAGGAAAAGAGATAGCTTCTATGTGGAGCGGTTGCTTATCCATGCATGGGATTTCACTAGGAAAGGCGCAGGTATCACTAGACCTTTCACGTTCCACGGAATAAGACATACCAATGCATCCAACATGATTTACAAGCATGTGCCTATCGCTCTTATAACGGAACGCTTAGGACACACCAGCATAGCGGTCACCTATGCTATCTATGGGCACATCTTGCAGGAATGTTCGGAAAAACACGTTGCTGTGATAGAAGCTTAG